TGGGTGGTTTGGTGTAGTCCCAGACCGCGATCACGAGATCGGTTTTCGTACGCTTGACCAACCGGCCCCAGACGAAAAAAACGATGGTCTCGGCGCCGTGGGCGTGATCGCGGAATTCGATCTCGAGAATGTCGCCGAGTCGCATGGTTGGTCTTTGCTAGCCGAGCGGCGCGAGCCGCCGGGTGGAAGTGTGGCAAACGTGGCGAGGTTGCGAGCGTGGCGAGGTGGCGAGCGGTTCAACCCGGGGGCTTGCGCCCCTCGGCTATAATTAGTTGGCGGCGACGGTCAACCACGCTGGCTCGACAATGGTGCCGCTCACCTTGACGCGAGCCAGGTCGACCTTGATGTCGACCTTGACCGCACCCTCGAGCGGTTGATCGACCACAAACTCGGTGATGATTCCCGGGAACGTCAAACCCTGCGAACCCTTGGGACCTGGAACTGCGGGTGGTCCCGCGGAGGTGGTGTTGAGGTTGTCCAGCACGGCCCAATGCCACACGGTCCGCGCCAGGAACGCGGTCCGCAGCGCGGTGATTTGCGTGTCGCCGACATCGCCGTTCCACAAATAGCCGAACGTCAAGCTCAATTCGGTCAGGGTCGGCAGCTTGGCTTTGAAGTTGCTGATGCGGCTGGCAGCGTCGGTCGTGCCGGTGGTGACCGACAGATTGACGTCTTGCGCCTCGGTGATCAGCACGGAGTTGGAGATGGTAAACGTGGTTGCGAGTGTTGGCTGGTAATACAGTTTGCACTCGTTGCCAGCTAGTGGGCCGATGTTTGCGGGCATGCGTGGGGCCTCTCAAAAAATGGTAGCTATCGTCGCCAGACGATGGTTTACGTAGTCATTCGGTAGGTGAGTGTGATCACGGAACGAAATACAGAATGCTGTTCCAGCGCGGCGATGTCGTACAACTGCGTCGACGATTCGACGTAGGTCGCGCGGTAGGTCGCGCCGGTGATCACGGACGCTAGCGCCAACCGCTGCTCGATGTCGTTGGTCAGGTCGATCAGTGCCGTGAAGCGAGCGGAGTCGGCGGTCGCCGATTGCATGATCGCGACCTGGACCTGCAGCTCGCGTTGCCGTGAGGCGCGGGATGCGATGGTCGTGGTTCGGGATCGCGGGGCAAGGACGATTTTTAGATCGTCCAAATCCGCGGGTTCGAAGCGGGGCAGGTAGTCGATGGTGACGTCATCAGCGACGATCGGGCCCAGGTCGTCCGGCTTGGCGATCGAGCCCGAGACGATGAGGGTCTGCATGTCGTCGAGGATCAGGCGGTCGACAGCGACGGGCATGGTGGGCTACGGTTGTTTTTTCGTGTGGATGCGGAGGATCGATTGGCCGGGATCGCTGTACCGCCATGGTCGCTCGCCAGTCATCGAGTGGACGAGATAATGATCGCCGTCGTCGGTGATGATGTCGCCGTCTCGCGGCATGTCGGAGAACGGAAACGTGTCGGCCTTCAGCAAGTAATCACGGGCGATGGTCCGATGGATGATCCCCTCGGCATCGCTGGCTTCATACGGGGTGGATCCGCGGATGGCGGTCAGCCCCGAGATCGTAGTCATGCCTCGCGAGTAGGTGATCGGGACCGACGCGTGGGTGTTGATGATCGACGCGAGAGCTGCGGTTGCGTTCTCGAGAATTCCCATCGTTGGTTTCCTACGACGATGCGATAGCTACTTGCAAATACAATCGCAACAGGTGCAGCATTTGCCGAGCGAGTCGCTGGCATCTTTGCCGCAGTGCATGAGGCAGTGCTCGCAACAATCGCATGGCATGGTTGTCTCGATGCACGGGCATCGATCGGGGTGGTTGCATCCGCCACTGCAGAATGCAGCAGCGATGACAACCGTGATCCATTGCGCGGGCGAGCAGAATCGTCGGCAAATCATGTTAGGCGACCTGTTCAACGTAGCTGAGCAGCACGTCCACGTGGGTAGCCGTTGCGACGTTGGATCCCGTCTTGCCAATCGTGATGGCGGTGTTGACGTCGTTTTCGACGAACGATGCACCGTCGGCGAGTACGGCGATGTTGGTTGCACCGGCTCGGGCGACGGTGTTTTGCGTCAGGCCAGCGACCGCAGCGGCGACGAGCTTGACACCCGCGGCCGCTTGCGTGGCGAGGATGTCCACCGATGTCGCGGTCGCAGCCGCTCCACCGATCGAAATCATGATTGCATCGACCATGCGGTATTGGATACCAGCCTTGGCAGGCAGGAGAGTCAGACCAGCGTTGATTTCGGCGATGGTGCAACGTCGGCGGAAATGCTTGACGGTGCTGTTGACCGGTTCGGTTTCGCCGTGTCCGTTGAGTTCAACGTCGACTGTGGCAACACCGTTGCCGGATGCAGCGACTGCCAGGCCGATCACGATCGAGCCCGAGGCAGGGTTGCCCGCATCGAGCACGGTTACGACTTTGGTGCTGGTGTTGTAGCTGATACGATCACCCGCGGCGATCACTTCAGAGGCGCTGGACTTGCTGCAGCGGACGACACCGGCGACGCGGACGGTTCCTGTCTCGCCGTTGAGGATCCCGCGTTGGGCCTCAACGTAGCCGACCAGTCGATCGGGAGTGAGAACCAGGTCACCGCTGAGCAGATTGGAGCCTGCGGTCACGGTGCGGAGTTCGGCAGACTTTACATAATCGGGCATTGCTTGGAGTCCTTACAGCAAATACTTGGGTTACTTGGTCCGCTTGCGCCGCGGTGCTGGCGGTTCGGGAACGGGTTCGGGAATGGGTTCGGGGATTGAGGAAACGACGGGTGTTGCCGATAACTCTGGTACAGATTCTAAAACTGGCTCGACGATCGGCTCAGCAACGGGTTGCGCGACTAGCTCGACGACTGGCTCCGAGTGGACCGGTACGATGGCGACCGGCTCGTCGTCGTCGACGGGCTCGCCCCACATCCAATGCACGATCGCGTCGCCGTTCGCGCCGATCGCATCGGGATCGATGATGGATCCCGACGGGTACGGTACGCCGTCAAAATAGACCGTGGTATTGAGTTTGATTTTCATGGGTCGCCTTACGCGTTAAATCGATGGAATCCGCGCCAATCGAGGGCGGTCGCACCGACGTAATGTCGCACGTCGATCGCGAGTCCAAACTCGCCACCGGTCAAGGTCTCGGACCGAACGACTGGGGTTCGGCCGGCGCCTTGCAGGTAGGTGACTTCGATCGTTCGGGCCTTGTCGCTGACGCCGTAGTATTGCGTCGCGGATCCAGCGTGCGATGCACCGGTGATTGGGTTCAGGATGCCGGTCGACAATCGCGGCTCGCTGACAGGGGTGATCCCGTACTGCTTGATCGGGTTCATGTCACCGAGTCCACCGTCGTTGCTGATCACGACCGAGTAGCACAGCTGCACGGCCGAGTCGGCCAGGTCAGGCGGAACCAACAGGTGCGTCATCGGCAGATCGAGGTTGGCGTCGCCATCCTTGCGCTTGCGAATGTTAGCGATCATCTCGGACAGGGTCGCACGGGCCAGCGCCTTCGACGACGCGCTGGTGTTGCCGTCGGTGACGTTGAACAGCGCGCGGCCGGTCACCAACAGGTTGGGATTGCTGAGCAGAACCATCGCGACCATCTCGGGTCGAACGCGACCAGCGGCGAGACCGAAGTCGCGCGGGGTGTCCTTGAATTTGCTGAAGTTGTCGCCAAGGACGTCGGCCTCGTCGATTTTCATCTGACGCGAAAAGCGATAGACCTGAGCCTTTTCGCTCGTGACCACGCGACCGGTGTGGGCCGCTTCGCCACCGACGGGATGATAAACCAGCGACTGGGCCGCTTGGGTCCGGTTGCGGTTGTGTTGCTCGAGGTCAGGGTTCTCATCTTCGGAGCACCAGCCTTGGCTGAAGTCGTCGACTTCGGCGTAGGATTCGAGCATCTTTGCGCCGATCGTCGCACCGAACAATGCGGCAGCGGAACCGGTGCTGAAGGCTGCTTGGATCATGTCCATGCGACCGGCTGGGACGTCATGGCCGCGAGCCTTGAGACTCAATCGGCATGCGTCGACGAGGGATAGGTCGGCGACTGCGTGACCGTTGTCCATAGTCCGTTGACGGATCGGATCGTTGAGGCCGGCCTGCAACCACTTGGGAAGCTTGGCCTTGACCCATCGGTTTTCAAATTGCGCGGTGTCGAGATCGCAACCCGCGCGGAGCAGCATCCCGGCTTGCAGCACGTCAAGGGATTGCCGCTCGTCGCGCGAGTGAGAGTGGATGGCGGGCCCGCGAGGGCGTGAGTCGCGGGTCGCCTCAAGATCCAAATGACGTCGGGCCTCGAGTTCGGTTTTGTCTTTGTCCCAGCCGTTGGCGATCGCATGCGCGGCGAGATCGACGTTCTTTCCATCGATGCTGATTTGTGGGCTGCCGAATTTGGCGCACAGGTCACGGACCTGGTTGGATCGCTCCACCTCGGCCGCGAGGGCAGCGCGGTAGGTGGAGACATCAGCAGCAGCGAGATCGACGGGAGAGTGGGCGTTTGCCATGACGGGCTTTTCCTTTTCGGCGTCAGACATTGGGGCGGGATCCGGCGCGCCGGACTTCATTGGGGCGGGACCGTACCCGCCGGCATCCATGCCTAGCGGGGACGGCGGAGGAGTTTCAGGAGAGTCGCTCGGCTCGATCGATTCGGCGTAAGCCATCTGCAGAGCCTGCAGCAGTTCGGGAGATGCGGCGGCGGGATCGACGCCGAGGGATTGGCAGTAGGATGCGAAGTCTGGGACCATGGGCGTGGCTTGGCTCGCGGCGATGGAGATGGTGGCGGAATCGTCGCCGGGGATGGTGACGAGGGAGATTTCTTTGAGGACCGATCGTTGGACCCAGAGTGCTGGACCTTTGACGATGCGTCCGTTGATGCTGGCCGTTTGACCGGCTTGGAGCGTGGTGTAGGAAACGATCTTGACGCCAACCGATGGGCGCCATGGGAATCCCTGCTTGGCCGACTCCACGATCTCGGAGGTATCGCTCGAGTTGACCGAAAAAACACCGGAGCAAACCAATCGCGTGCCGTCGTTGTCCACAGACACGGAATGACCGATTGGCTTCCCCTCGTCGTGGTCTCGGTGAATGGGATTCGTGCTCACCGAGTCCAGACCTGACAAATCGACGTACACCGGTCCGTTCCATGCGATGGCCAACTTGGGAAACATCGGGCCACCCGTGTACGCAATCGCGTTAAAACGCGGCAGCGTTGGAGCGTCCGACCCATCCATGGCACACAACGACAGAGGCTCACCGGTGGCTCGCAGGTCGAGCCCACGATCCTCGGCGGCGTGGAGCCGATCGCGATTTCGGGCGAGGCGCTTCTCGCGTCGTCGCCGGGTCCGCTCAAGGCGTTCCCGTGTGGTCGATTTGGTCATGCAATCGACCTTACCACCACCCCCTAAAAACCCGCCCAACGGCTGTTACAAATGGGGATCGCCATCTCTGAAGTAAACGCCGTTTATCTTTGGCAGTAGCTATCACCGCCAGGTGATGGCCATCGCTTGGCAGCGATAGCTACATCCATCGCTTGGCAGCGATAGCTACGTTGTGGCGCGGTGCCAATGGTCGTCGGTGACCATGGCATACGATCGCATCGCGACGGCGGCGCTGTTGCCAACCCATTGCGACGCGGTGGCGAGTCCATACTGCTCAATCAATTCCGTTTCGCGGGTGGCTCGCATCGAGTGCCACGGCGCACGCCATGGCGTGACGCCGGCGATCGCCATCAGAATGAGCAGCCGACCTGCCATCGCGGAATCGCTGCCGTCGAGCAGATCGTCGCACAGCGGGACATCGCGCGGATGACGCTCGAGGGCCGCGGCGATCTCGGGAAATAGCGGGATGGTCCGCGTGGTGTTCCGTTTGTGGTCGCAGATAGCGATCCGTTTTCGATCCCAGTCGATCGCGTCCCAGGTGAGTGACCTCAGTTCCGACGGGACGCGGATCCCACCGAATCGGCTCATGGCGATTGCAACCGCCATCGAGGGCGTGGCGATCTCGATCAGCTTGGCCGCAACACCGACCGGGACAAAATGCTTTTCACGGACGTTGATCTTGGTCGATAGCTCCCGAGCGGGATTGTCGGTGATAAACTTGCGGTCGATGCACCAATGGAAAAACGCGCGCCATCCTGCGGCGATCTTGCCACGGGTCGATTCGCCCACGGTGAGGGACTCGTGGCATTCGGTGACATCCTCGGTCGATACGCGATCAATGGGTCGCTGGTCAAGTGTTTCTCGCAGCAGTTCAAGCGACCGTTGCCGATCGTTCCAGGTGGCGAGTGCCAACCGCTCGCGTGTCTCATGCACGTAGGCATCGATAGCGGTCCCAACGGTGTGGGTCGCGCCGAGGATTGCGGAGAGTTTGCGCCTCAGTGCTGGACAGATTTGGTCCAGCCACCGCACGGTCTGACGCGGCAGCGGGAGGTCGGCGGTCTGTGCGGCGAGGATCTCGTCGACATGACGCTGGACCGCGACCGCGTCGGCCTCGGGGATGTCCCCCAACCAAATCGATTTGCGACCGGTGGCCGTGTACGCTCGCAGCCGCCACCCGGTGCGTGACTTGGTCTCACGCGTCAGGGATGACATCGGCCGCGTCGGGTTCGGTCTCTGGCTCGAACTCGTCGAGCAAATTGTCGATCGTCTGCTGAGTCAGTCCGATCGACCCATAGAACACGCGAGCGCGTTGGACTGTCCACTCACCGGACTTGACTTTGTTGAGCCCGTCATCGATCGCGGCCATCTGGCGCTTGAGCTGCTGGCGAGACAGGTTCGCAAACTCGCCAGGCGGTGGCTCGGCGCTTGGCACCACTTCGCCATCTGGCCCGATTGGTGCCTCGGCTGCGGCAGGTGCCGGTGTGCCATCAGGTGTCACGCTGCCGGGCTTGATCGGGTCGACGATCGAATCGATCATGGCCGAGTCCATCGTTGGGAACGCGGACGCGATTACCGCCTTGGCCGTGTCGGGTGGCATAGTGCCCATGGCGATCGCGTTGACGATCTGCACTAGGCTGGCGACCTGGGCACCATTGAGCGCGGATTTCGCGACGTCGTCGACCGGTGCCAATGGATCAGCATCGGTGGCGATCGGTGCGTCGGTCGGCTCAGGTGCGTTGGGATTGACCCACCCCTCCTCGTCGAGCTGCTGCGCGTGCGACTCGGGGTCGATGTTCTGCTCGATGAGGTATTGTTGCCGCGTCTTGAGTCCGGCATCGATCAAGCGGATGTTGGCGTCGGCGACTTCGCTGGGGTTCACGTCGCGGTTCGGTGGCCATCGCCACACGTGCGGTATCTCGTCCATCGGCTCAAGTGCCGGCAGGTAGCCTGTGAGCATCAGGGCCTCGTCGAGCCACCATTCAAAAATGCGGTCGAGACATTCGATCTCCCATTGGGAGCGTTCAACGCTGATCGCTTCGTAGTACGTTTGATGATCGAGGCGGCCGCTGCTGTAGTTGTATTTGGACGAGTCCGCCAGGGCCTTGTTGCTGGGCATGTGGACGCAGCGAGCGATCTCGTTGAGGATCGCATTGCGGAATCCTTCGTAGGTGGTCGTCGGTTGCTCGGGCTTAAATTGCGTCAGATCCCAACCGCGTGGCAGCGAGACCATCATGCCGCGATCGATTTGGACACCATCGAATGGGTCGATGTCGTCGATTCCATCGGTCGATGAGTCGAATGCGTTGGATTGCGTTTTGAGGACCGCGCTGAAATCGGCGGCGTTCTCGGCCGCTGCGATCACGGCGAGCGTGTAGCGTCGCAGCTGAGCGAACAGAGGCAGGGCCGGAGTCATCTCGGGGATGCCACGCTGTTGACCAGGTCGCTCGGAGCGGAACAGGTGGATGAGATCCTCGGGCGCGATGGTCTCGTAGTCCCAGGCTTTCCATGGCCACACGTCGCCGGGGTGACCTTTCAAGACATGGTACTCGATGGGCTGGCCCCATTCATCGAAGATGATGCCGTCGACCTGGTTGGGGAACCCGTCCATGTAGTTGGGGGTTGCGAGCATGTCGGCTTCGATGACGCGAACGTCGAGCTGCACCGGGTTGCGGGATCGGCGGTTGTTCCCCTTGAGGATGACCGTCTCGCCGTCGACCAGTTTGGCCAGGCGTGCGGTACGCAGTTTGTCGGCAAGCTTGACGTCTTTGCACCACTTGCGCCATCGCTGCTCGATGGCTCGCGATGCTGCAGGATCGGGTAGCATGACCTGCAACGATGGGCCGGTGCTGATGGTGTCGTTCGCAAGCGTGAGGGCGATCCCCTTGGCAAACGAATTGGACTCGAGGATCTCGTAGCGCGATCGCTGGCGCAGGGTTTTGCGGACGCTCGACGAATTGGCCGCAGCGGCAGAGTGATGATCGGCCCAACGCCAATGCTTGGCGGAGTCCTTGGTCTCGGCGGCTGCGTCGTACGATGCGCTGAGCGAGTCGCGGCGGGCGCGTTGCATCGCTAATCGATTGGCGACATGGATCGCCGCGGTGTCGATGGTTTGGCCGTACTGGTCAAGGATTGGCATGTGGGCGACTCGCTAGAAAAAACAACAGAGCACCACCAAAGATGACGGCCGCGGTGGAACCGAACAGGATCCCCAGCAGGATGAGACCGAGGGACGCACCAATGGCAATTTGCCGGCCGGTTGATTTGCCGATCCACTGAAGGGCAATCCCGACGATGGTGGCCCACCAGCTCACGATTGGCCTCGAGCCGAGCCGGGGATCAAGCGAGAAAACAACAGACCGCGCCGAGGCTTTTCAGCGTTGCGCTGCGATAGATCGTTCTGTGCGTCGGTCAATTCCTTGAGCGATCGCTGAGCAACGTTGACGCCGTCGACCGACATGGATTGCGGCTGAGCGGCGGCGTCGGCGATTTGCTGGTCGGTTATGTCGGCCATCGGTTATTCCTCCGCGATGAGATCGCGCAGACGTGCAATCGCTTCGGCCTTGCGCTTGGCCGCGTCACGTTCGCGCAAGGCTTGAGCGATGATTTCGATTTCCTGCTCGAGCGGAGTACTCGGGCGGGAAACGATGCGGTCCATCGCCGATTGGAGCGACGCTGGCGCGTTGGACTTGCTGGGTCGCCACCAGAGGACGACCAAAAACACGGCGCAAAGCAACATAAGCAAAACGGCCCACATCATGTTTTCCAGACCTTAATCGTGATGACGGTGAAAATGGCGACAAGCACAAACGCGCAACACAACGCGAGAACCGCCTCGCCAGGATTCCACAACCAGTACAGGATGGACTCGACCGATGGCGGTCCGTCCGGTCGAAGTGCTGGGAACAGTGGCTTGCGTTCTGGATTGATAAATGGGACGCGATCAATCGGTCGACACGATCCATCGGGGCAATTGTCTGGACCAGATTGCAGCACGATCGACGAATCTTGCGATTGCTCGCGCACCTGCTGCTGTGTCTTGTACGCGACTTGCATTGCCGAGTAGAGAGCCGCAGCGGATGTCGGCATCTGCGTCCGCCCCGCAACATACACATGACCGCCATCAGGATCGCAAAACACAATCGCCGGGAAATCGTCAGGCGAGACGATGTTTGCGTACCGTTCGCGATATAGCGGGTTGTCTTTGGTGTAGACCTGAAAATTGCAATTGGTCTTGAGCTGCTGCAGACTGGCGTCTCGGTTCCACCATTCTAAAACCTGCGACGATTTTGAATCGACACCAGCAAATAAACCGATGCTATAGCGGCGTGCGGTAGGTGTCGGCGTGACTTTGCTGGGTGTGTTCGCTGGTGCGGGTGCAGGTGGCGCGGCGTTGCTGACCTGAATTTCTTGTTTTTTGATCTCGCGCGCTGCCTGTTCGTTGACCGGCATCTGATTGAGCGGCGCATTTTTCAGCGTGTCGTAGTTGATTCCACCAGCGGGTACATCAGCCTGTCGCTCATCGATTCCCAGGACACGCTCGACGCGCGGCGCCAGTCTTTCACCGACGACCACACACAGAGCGCACAGTACAGCAACAGCCACAAGGCCGAAAGACAGCACGACTTTAACCTTGTGTTCCTTGGCATCGCAGTCAGTTACCATGGCCAGGATTCCTCAATTGGTTCATACGATTTCCAGATTGGTGGTGAGGGTGGATCAAAAATTGGCATAAGGGCAAACCCGCCGAACCCGGCCCATCGCTTGTGAAATTCGGCACGTTCGACGAACTCGTATTGGTTGGTCCGATTATTGTCGAGGATCGTCGCATACACCGTCCCGTTCTGATCTTTGACCCAGCCGCAAAACGTGCAGCAGTGGTTGGGCTTCCACCAAAGCAACGCGCCGCGTCGCGAGCTGTGCGCGTCGTCTAGCAATTGCAGGTTGGCCTTTTCGGTGTAGGCGTACTTGATCCCGGCAGCATCGAGTCGCTGCCGCAACCGGTCGCTGTACTCGCCCCCGCTGTACTGAGATCGCCATTGCTTGGCCAGGTCAAACTGGTTTTGCCAGTGAAGACACGACGAGAGCGACGCGTGAACGCATGACCCTTCCCGCTGCGGACTCAGCCAATTGGTCTGGCGGATGGCATAGGGTGGATTGACTGCTGGCACCTCGGCTGCCGGTGCAGGCAGCGCGCGGTATTGCCTCGGCGCGGAACACCCGCCCAGGGCAATGACGACAAAAACGCAAGCACAACGCAGAGTGGTGGTCATGGGACCACGTTACCACAGGCGCGCAAAGGGATGACCTGCAGAGGTTACAATCGCCGCCGTCGAGTCAACGCGACGGCGCGAAAGAAAGTGTGTGTCGGTTTGCGATTGTTCCCATTGGGGTCTTGAACGAAAAAACGCTAGGAAGGACCCACGCGACACAACGGATTTTGCGCGCCGTGCGCCGCGCCGTGCGCGACCCGTGGACTTCAATGTTTTTCCACGTAGGTGCGACCCCTGCCTGGGGTATTTAGGTTGTTTTCAAACCCTGCGATTCACGAGAATCCCAGGGTTTTTTGTTTCCGGGCACCACCCTAGACCACCGGTCATCCTTTTGCGCGCCGTGCGCCGCGCCGTGCGCGAGGCTCGCGCGCCGTGCGCGCGGTTTGCCAGTGCTCGGCCGTCACGAGCAGGTAATGGTCTTTTGCCACCTTCGCCGAGTGCCCAATCCACGCATCACAGACATGGCTTGGAAATCGATCCTCTAAATCGGTCCGGCATGATCGCCGCAAATTGTGCCACAGGTGTGGCCATGGTTGCAGTTTGGCGTGACGAATGGCGTCCTCTAGCCATCGACGCCATTCTGTCGCAGCAGATGCGCGGCCGCGGTTGAACACGTAAACCGCTCCGGTTGGTGCCGTTTCTTGCAGAACCCGCAAATGCTCCAATGCGACTGGAAACAATGGTACGACTCGATGCCCCGTTTTGGTGTTTGCGGCGATCGTCAATCGCTCGGCTGACCAATCGATGTCGGTCCACTTGATCGCGAGCGGCTCATGCGGGATTCTCAGACCGCACCAACGAGCCAACGCGAACAGGGCCCGTCCATCGAG